GCAAGGCCTGAACAAGGACGGGCAGAGTGCGGACGCCGCGGTTGCGGTGCAGAAGGAGATCGCGAAGTTCATCGCGGAGTCTCTCTGCAACGAGGACGGCACGTCGCTTCTCACCGCGGAAGTCGCTGAGCGGATCGGCCCTGTTCTGAAGGGCCAACTGCGCGACATCATCGTCGGCGGGTCAACCAAGACCGTCTCCGAACTGGGAAACGCCTAGCGGCCAGGGGTGAGGATTGGTTCTGGCACGTCCTCGCTCTCGCGCTCGGCGGTCGCACGATTGTCGAGTGGAAGGTCGCAATGGCGGCCGACCCGGTCGAGTTCGAAAGCTGGAAGGCGTTCTATCGCCAGTGGCCGTTCGACGACCGCGCCAGATTCCATCGGCCGGCAGCACTCATTGCCTCTGCAGGCGGTTCCGAGATCAGCGACTTGCTCGACTGGCTCGACCGCAAGCCGCCGCCGACCGCGCGCTTCAGTGCCGTCGACCTTTCGATCATGAATGCGCTCGGCATGAAGCCGCCGCGTAAGGACTGAGTATGGCAGCCGGCAGCGTAATCATCGACCTTCTCATGCGTACGTCGGGGTTCGTCACCGACACGCAGCGCGCCGCCAAGAGCCTCAAGCAGCTCCAGAAGGAAGCCGAGGCCACGTCCCGGGCGTTCAAGGCGTCATTCACCGGCAATCTGCTCGCTGACTTCGCGGGACAGTTCGGGCGCGCGATTGCGCGGCTACCGGGCCAGGTTATAGATGGCCTCGACGCCCTGAATGACTTGTCCGACGCCACGGGTTCGACTGTCGAGAACTTGTCGGCGCTCGAGCATGTCGCGAAGTTGAACGGCCAGACCCTTGACGACGTTGGCGGAATCGTCGTCAAGTTCAACAACGCGCTGAAGGAGGCCGACGGAAAGAACGGAGTCAGCCAAGCCCTAAAGGCGATCGGCCTCGACGCGAAGGAACTCCAGAAGTTGGACCCGGCAGAGGCGCTGCGGCTGACTGCTCGCGCGCTGGCTACGTTCGCCGACGACGGCAACAAGGCTCGACTGGTCCAGGAGTTGTTTGGCAAGTCGGTCAAGGAAGCTGGGCAATTCCTAAAAGACTTGGCCGAGCAAGGCCAGCTGAACGCGACCGCGAACAAGGAACAGACCAAGGCCGCCGAGGACTTCAATAAGGCGATCTTCCAAGTCCAGACCAGCATCAGTGATGCGGCGCGAGCCATCGCTGGGGAGTGGCTCCCGGCGATCAACGACATGATCCGGAGCTTCCTCAGAGCGAGGGAGACAGGCGAGTCCTTCATTGATGCCGTCTTCGGCAACACCGCGCAGACCAAACTCTCCGGTCAGGCTACGAGGATCAGCCAGGACATTGAGCGTGCGACTGACAGCATCGTGCGGATGCAGACCGAGCTCGACCGCAAGGGCGGAAACGATCCACAACTTGCCGTGCGCCTTGAGAAGGCGCGCGACAGGCTGCGCGGCCTTCAGGCACAGGCGCAGATCACCACCGGGGAACTGAAGAAGCTCGCAGATACACGCGATCCTTTCAGCGATCCGGCCGACTACAGCAACGAAGGGCGAGGCCGACCGCCGCGCTCGGTCGGCGCGATCACAAAGGCCGGGCCGAAGGGAACGGACCCATTCGACGCGCTGATCAAGTCGGCCCGCGAGATGCTCGCGGTGTCGCAGGCGGCGCTCGAAGCTGAAGATAACCTGACCGAGGCGCAGAAGGCCGGCATCAAGATCGGCACCGACATTGCGAACGGAACGCTGAAGCTGACCGACGCTCGCATTCGAGAGATCGATGCAACTCTGAAACTGGCCGACGCCGCGCAGAAGGACTTGGAGACGAAGAAGCTATCGGCGAAGCTAACCGATGAAGCCATCCAAGAGAACGAGCAGTTCGTTCAATCTCAGCGTGATCGGCTCGCCAGCTTCCAGTCCGAGGCCAAAGCGATGCGCGAAGAGCTCGCAGTCTTCGGCCTGAGTAGGGAGGCCATCGAAGCCAGAGCCATTGCGTTCGAACGCGACAAGGCAGCCCGCCTTGATGCCCAGGCCCAGCAGGCAGAAAACGCCTACCTCGACGACAACGCGAAGCTGTACCGAGAGCAGGCCAAGGCGATTCGCGAGTCGGCCGATGCGCGGCAGCAGATCCTCGCCCAACAGACGCAACTTCAGAACGACCCGCTGACAGGTGCCAGCAAGGCGCTCGATGACTACCTAGCGCACATCAGCAAGGCTGGCGATGCCACCCGCGAAGCCGTGGGGAACGCGCTGCACTCCTTGGAAGACTTGACCGTCGATGCGTTGATGGGGGGGAACATCAAGTCGGCTGCTAAGAGCCTGGTCAACCAGATCATCAGCGAGTTCTACCGGCTGCAGATCGTCCGGCCGCTGCTCAATTCGATCTTCGGTGCCGGCGGTGGTCTAAGCGGGATCCTTGCCATGTTCAACAGCGGCGGCGGGACCGGCATTGGCGGCGCCGAGGGCTCGACGTTCATGCCGAACTACGCGGTCGGCACCAACTACGTCCCGAAGGACGGCCCGGCGTTTCTCCACCAAGGCGAGGCGGTGGTTCCGAAGGCCCACAACCAACGCGGCGGTGACGGCGGAACGATCGTCGAGGTCAACAACTATTCCGGCGCATCGGTCCGCGAGGAAACCAGCCAGCGGGGCGACAAGAAACTCGTTCGGCTCATCATCGGCGAGGTCGCTGCTGATAGCAGACGCGGCGGCCCGACGCGCCAAGCAACCCGCGAGGCGGTTGGTCCGCGAGCGCGCAGGGGATGAGCCTCCCGCTCATCTTCCCGCCGAGCAGCCTTCCCCTGTTCCTGGGGGCCGGGCACGGGATCAGCCTCGGGAGCGAGTACGCGGGCGTAGCGAGGGGCCGGGGACACGGCCGCAAGCGCCACAAGTCCACGGGAGCCCCGCGGATCGTTAGCGTTGCTTGGAGGCTCACCCAGGCGCAGATGACCGACCTGGACTTCTGGTTCGAGAAGTCACTGAACGTCGGTGTCGAGGCCTTCACTGCGGAGGTTGCCAATCAAGGCCCGGGTCGGCTCTTCTGGAAAGCCAACTGGGTTCGTCCGTACCGATCGGTTCCGCAGCCGACGCCACAAGGGATTCTCTGGACCGTCACCGGCAACATCCTACTGTCAGGTGAGGGAGAAGCCTCACGCCCGACCACCGGGGAAATGGCGGCCGAAATCATGGTCGCGCTGCTCGGTTCTGCGACTCTCGTCCTTCCTGATACGCCCCTTGCCGCAGAGATCGTCGTCGCGCTCGAGGCGATCACTCCCCTCGCCGCAGAGATCACGGTCGCGCTGCTGTCGACGGTGCTGCCGCTGTCGGCCGAGATCACAGTCGCTCTACTCGGGTCTGCGGAGTTCTCAGCCGGCGCCTCCGGGACGACGCTGACCATCGAAGAGGAAGACGGCTCACCCTCGGCCGCGCCCCAAAGGCTGATCTTTCCCAACGGTACGCTGGACATCGATTCGGATGGGAACGTCCATTACACGCCCTCTGCGAGTGGAGCTGGAGCGGTCGTCAAAGGTGCGGCTTGGGACGGGGCTGGATTTCCAATCGGCGCGGGTGCTTCTCTGACGGATGTGGCGGTTTACTGCCCCGTCGCTTTCACCATCAGCAAGGTCACGGTTCTAACGCGAGGCGGAACGGGCTCCTGCGTCATCGACGTCTGGAATGACACCTACGCGAACTATCCGCCGACTGTGCTCAACACCATCACCGCAGCGGCCAAGCCGACGATTTCATCGACCACGAAATACCAAGACGCGACCCTGACCGGCTGGTCGCTTTCTGTTGTCGCGGGTGATGTCCTGATGTTCCACGTCGACAGCACATCGGTCTTCACCTTCATCTCAATCCTTCTGGAGGGCGCATGAGCACCCCACAAGCCTGGTCCACCGTTGTCGATCAATCGACCGATGCAGCGTTCCGCGCATGGGGGGCGGAGTTCTCCGCGAAGATGCTCGCGACCGGCACGCTCACGCAGACGGCCGATACCGGACAGATCAACTGGGTCACGGTCACGCGCGCGGCGATAAACACCAACGCCGGCTTTCAGATCTGGTATCTGAACGACTCCCTACACGGGACCGCGCCGGTCTACTTCCGCATCGACTTTGGCTCTGCCGGCGCCACGACGGCGCCGAGGATCATGGTGACGGTCGGCACCGGCACGAACGGCTCGGGCACGCTCACAGGAACTGCGCTGACGATTTCTCGTGCCGTCACCGCTGGCAGCAACCCAACGAGCACCGTAACGGCATACGCGTCCTACATGTGCGCCGTTGAAGGTTTCTTCGGCTTCGCATGGAAGTGCGGCCCCGCCGGCAACACCAACGCCAGCCGCGCCTTCTTCGTCTTTCAGCGATCGGTCGATACCGCTGGCGCTTTCTCTGCACAGGGCGGCTGGGCTCTCTGGGGCATCGGTTCTTCCTGGGTGCAGCAGAACCTTCGATTCGCGTCGACCGCTGCAGCGTACACGGTCACCACAAACAACGCCCAATTCCCCTGCGTCATTCCGGGCGCGGTGACATCTTCGACAGTCGGCTCGAACTTCCAGGCGTACATCCACTGGGGCGCGTTCCCGGACGTACTGCCGATGGTTGGGACGTGCACCGCACTCCAGACGGAAGTCGCGTTCAACTCGACGTTCTCGGTGGCTATGGTGGCCGGTGTCTCGCACACCTACATCCAGCTCGGCAGCGTCAACTCCGCCGAGACGACTGCACTCCCCTCGGTCTGGGGATT